GCATCGCCCTTACAAGGCGAGGGTCACAGGTTCAATCCCTGTACCACCCACCAAATTTATGACAGCTGGGTTCGGGAGGTCATCCTGCAAATACCTACCCCTACAGTGTAGAAAAGTTGTTGTATTAGGAGAGAAGAAATGAAAGACAATTATGTAGCAAAAAATGCACACAAGTACAATAGTGCGAAAACCTTCGTAGATCGCAAAAAACGTGCAAGCAAAGGATACACTAAGCACAAGAAACCTGCCATAAAGGAATAAATATTGGTATGAGTATTCAAATTACAGATAAGGCAGCAAGTAAGGTCATTGAGCACATGCAAGCACGTGGCACAGGCATGGGCATCAGAGTCGGTGTAAAAACAACTGGTTGTAGTGGGTATGCATACGTACTAGAGTTTGCTGATGAGGCTGACGAGTTCGATACAGTTATTGAACAGAACGGTGCAACCATAGTGATTGACCACAAGAGCTTGCCACTGCTTAACGGTATCCTGATAGACTATGTACGCACAGGTCTCAATGAAGGATTCGAATTCAGCAATCCCAATAGCAAAGGCGAGTGTGGTTGCGGAGAAAGTTTCACCGTATAGATAAATACGGATATGGACTTAAACTTTACAGAACTTAATCAACTACTTGCGCCCTATGGTGCAATACTCGTTGGTCTGATTATATCCTTACTGGCCAGAGACTTTGCTACTAGTTTAGTTGCAGGCCTTAGCTTCAAGTACAGCCCACAATTTAACGAGGGCGATCATGTCATGATCGATGAGGAGCCTGCCACAATAATTAAAATAGGTTATAGGTACACAGTGTTTAGTATACGCAAGACTGGTGGGCGAAAAACATGGCGCTATGTTAAAAATGACCGTATCCAGCGACTCAAACTAGAAAAAGTCATGGGCGAGCCCCTAAGCCTAGATTAACTAGGCGAGTTTCTTTATTGACTTTTTTTCTGGTCTGCTATATAATACTACAGTAAACACTTTAAAAACAGTGGTTCACTGCAAGATGATATAGTAATGAATATTTTATATAGGTTATACACATGACTGAGCCTGCAGATCCCATGATGGGGTTACTTGCATTGTTTCTGGTGATTGGAGTACCAGCTCTGATCTTTTGGCGCCTGGGTTGGTTTAAACGTGATAGTGTAATGATGTCAGCAGAGAAAACAGACTTTGGTTTTGATAAGCCTGAGAACATGCGCAGTTGGGAAGGCGTACTATATGTATTGTGGAATTGGAAAAGTTATGCGGCAAAGATACTATGGCTAGTGGGCACACTATGGGTGTGGTACGAGTCAGATCTAGGTGGTGCAATTACTTGGTTTATATTTGGAGGCCTGTTAGTATTAATGGGCAAATTTTGGGAATTATTTAAACAATGAGGGAAATATTATGAAGCTACCAGAACAGGAAAAATCCACTAGTTTTTATATGGGATTATTGTTGGGCTCTTTGATATTAATTATTGCGGGTCCACTAATATCTTTGTGGGCAATTAACACACTATTCAGTACTGGTATAGAATACTCTGTAGTGAACTGGTTAGCCACAATGTGGCTTACGATCCTTATTGTGGGGTCAGCCAGGAGCAAAAAATAATGTTTGGTGCAGTACCAGCATCATTGATACAGGATCTTGCCAGAAGTAATGGGGCAATGACTCAGTTAGAGTTGGACCTGCGGTGCCCACCTTGGGTGTTCGTAGATCCTCAATACCTGACTGAATGTGCTACTGGATACAGTGTTATAAGCGGAGATGGTACAAGCTCTGGCATTACAGGCATAGAAGACCATCCCAGATTCCGTGACACCAGACAATGGCTAGCCAATAAAGGTTACATTGATATGGTTACTACTTGGCACAATGGTGACACCGTCCTGAAACCTTTCTATTTTAACAATGTATTTAAGCAAGTAGGCGAGCCCTTCAAATGTGCCGCCGCAATGCGACACAATCACACTCAATTGTATAACAATGGCGAGCCGTTACCAGTACCTAACGTAGCAATAAAAACACAATCACAACCTGTATGGGACGATAGTTATACTGTGACTGAGGTGGGTTTTCCAGATCAATTTGATGCTGTCAGAGACGAGCAGGACGACCTTATTTAAAAGAGTACATTCTGATAAATACTAGTATGACAGGTATTGGGAGAGTGTACACATGGCAGACAGTGACAAAGCAGAAGTAACCATGTCTCGTAAAGAGTATGATGCTTTGAAGGCGGGCGCCGCGGGCGATAAGCCTACGGGAACTGGTCCGCGATATGATGACCGTGGATTTAAAACGGTTGAGGGCATGGAAGAAGCTGATGTAAATGGCGATGGTCATATATCAAATTCTGAGATGAGCATGCACTTAGAGTTTAAAAGAAAGGAACTAGAAGACGCTGATGCAATGAGAGATGCACAGCGCAAGATGGCGTGGTTTGCACTGTTGGGTATGTTGTTATATCCGTTTGCAGTAGTAATTGCGTCTTTGGTTGGATTACAGGAAGCACAAAAAACATTAGGCAGTATGGCTCCCACCTACTTTGTGGCAGTAGCAGGTATTGTAGCAGCGTTTTTTGGTGCTCAAGCATTAGGCAAAAAATAAATGGAATTCGTAAAGTATTTTTGTAGGCTCGTGACAACACACGAACTTGATAACAGTGACGTGGCAGAGTATTATGACATTGTGCAGAGTGTTGTGCCAACCAAGTTGGTTACAGCAGTGTCTGACGACGGTGACTCTATCAGCGCACAAGTAATAGTATATGAAGGCGAAAATGATTACTTTGTATATGAAATAATTTTACAAGAGCAAGTAAACCTCGATGAAGGTGAGACTATATCTGATACATTAATGCAAGAAGTCGAGTATGACTTTGAATTTGAAACAAGTTTGGAGATTTAGCAATGAGTAATTATGGAAATTATACCCAGCCTGACGATTGGCAATTAAATAACCTACACACTGCAATGGACTGGAATGCGGCAGGACTGCCTGCGGTCAGAGTCCTGGGTGGCGAGACCCAATGGAGTATCAACGTAAGTGGTGGCAATGTTGATGGTGTGGGCTACATAGAAAAGTTTGGCATGAACATAGATGTGGACAGCAACAAAGAAACTATTTGGGATGTCGGTGGCATTTATGAATATCTGACTGCACCAGACACTGTGGCGATAAACAGTACAGATCCAAACGACTCTGCCACAGGTAGTGGTGCAAGAACTATAGAAGTACAGGGACTTGATGCTGGATACAATCCTGTGTCTGAGGTCATTACAGTTGGTGGTGGGCCTGGTTCGGTATTGTTTATAAGAGTGTTTAGGGCGGCAGTACATACTGCTGGTGTAAGTAGCCAGAACGAAGGTACATGCACAGTGATAGGCACAAACTCTGGCATACTGTTGGCAGGTATTGGTGTTGATGGCACTGGTTCTAATGCCGCAGGGCGTGGCCAAACGTTCATGGCTATGTATACAATTCCAGAAGGCAAGACTGGTTTCCTTACTCAGTGGACTGTGGGTGCTGGTAAACAAAATACAGATGCAGTAGCGTTCCTAATGACCAGAACACCAAGCCCTGACAATGGCGCATTTAACAGCAGAGATGTCATTACAGTTAGTGCCACTACATACTCTAAAGATTATCGTATTCCACTACAAATACCCTCAAGGACAGATGTTGAGGTACGTGCATTCTCTACCACAAACAACAGTTTGGTAAGTAGTACATTTAACATTATACTAGTTGATAACGAAAATATTTCTTGACATATTCAGTAACTTTGCTATACTAGCGTTAACAGAAATAAATAATCGTACATTACACACAGGAGAACACACATGGCTTTTAACCGTTCATTTAATGGTGAGGAACAGGCACGACTCAAGCGACTGATTGATGAGGGATGCCAAGTAACTTACGAGATGGAAACCCTCAAAGAAGGTCTCAGAGAGACTGTCAAAGCAATCGCCGAAGAGATGGATCTCAAACCAGGCGTACTAAACAAAGCAATCCGCATTGCACACAAAGCCAGCTTCCAAGACGAATATGATAAGTTCGACGAGCTGGAGACTATTTTGGAAACTGTCGGCCGCACACTGTAGTGCATATCTATAACAATCCCCAGGGTAACTCACAGTTCTTAGAGGAAGTTGCAAGCAATGTATGTTGATGCAATGTATGACAAAAAGCACGACGTAGTACGTGTGGTGGAAAGAGTTGATGGACAGCGGAAGCTAATTGAGCATAGGCCGGTGTACAACTTTTATGTGGGCGATCCCAGAGGTAAACAGCGTAGTATCTATGGCGAGCCTGTGGTTGAACTGAACTGCAAGAACCTCAAAGACTTCCGTAAAAATGTAGCATTGTATAGACATAACAAACTATACGAAAGCGACATTCGTCCTCTAAACAAAACCATAGCAAAGCATTACGAAAATGTGGACACGCCCAAACTGCATACTGCATTTTTCGATATCGAGGTGGACTTTGACCCAGAGCGTGGTTACAGTTCGCCTGAAGATGCATTCATGGAGATTACTTCCATAGGTGTATACTTGCAATGGATGGATACCATGGTGTGTTTAGCTGTGCCGCCCAAGACTCTCACATGGGAGCAAGCGCAGAGTATAGCAGAAGGCATGCCTGAGGTAGTGCTGTTCAAGACTGAGAAAGAAATGCTACAAGCATTCCTACAAGTGATTGACGATGCTGACATACTAAGCGGTTGGAACAGTGAAGGGTATGATATTCCGTACACAACTAACCGCATAATTAAAGTACTCGGTAAAAGCGAAACACGTAAGTTATGTTTGTGGGATCAGTTTCCCAAAGAACGCATCTATGAGAATTACGGCAAAGAAACACAAACGTATGATTTGGTGGGCCGTGTTCATCTGGACTACATGCAACTATACAGACAATATAACTACGAAGAGCGGCATAGTTACAGACTAGATTATATTGGCGAGATGGAAGTAGGTGAGAAGAAGGTAGCATACGAAGGCTCACTGGATAAACTTTATAACCATGACTTTGAAAAGTTCTTGGAATACAACATCCAAGACGTTATGTTGTTGGATAAACTTGACAAGAAGTTACAGTTTATTGACTTAGCAAATACAATTGCACATGACAACACAGTACTATTGCCAACCACAATGGGCGCAGTAGCAACCACAGAACAAGCAATCATTAACGAAGCACACAGGCGTGGCTATGTTGTTCCTGATCGCAACAGGAGCGAGAAGGATGGCAAGGCTGCAGGTGCTTATGTTGCGTTCCCTAAGAAAGGATATCATGAATGGATTGGTAGCATGGACTTGAACAGTCTGTATCCCAGTGTTATTCGTGCACTTAACATGGGTCCTGAGACTATTGTGGGTCAGCTCAGGCCCACATACACAGAAGCGTATCTGGAAGGAAAGGTCAGTCTGGAAAAGAAGAGTTTTGCGGATGCATGGCTAGGTAAGTTTGCAACCAACGAATACGAACTAATGATAGAAAAGGATGTCACTAAGCCCATGATCCTGGACATGGATGATGGCACAGAACTGGAAGTAACTGGTGCTGACGTATACAACCTGATATTCCACAGTGGCCAGAATTGGAACATCAGCGCAAACGGCACAATATTTAAAACAGCAGATGAGTTCAAAGGTATTATTCCAGGTTTGTTGGAACGCTGGTATGCTGAACGTAAACAACTGCAAGCCAAGAAGAAGCAGGCAGAAGATGATGGTGATGATGCAGCTAGGATATTTTGGGATAAGAGACAATTAGTTAAGAAGATTAACCTTAACAGTTTGTATGGTGCGATCCTGAATGTGGGGTGCAGGTTCTTTGACAAGCGCATAGGACAGAGTACCACACTAACAGGCAGATGCATCACAAAACACATGGGTGCTGAAACAAACAAGATGTTTACTGGTGTATACGACCACACAGGAGATACTATTATATATGGTGATACTGACTCTGTGTATTTTAGTGCCGTGCCTGCAT